AGCAAGCTGCCCGAGAGCGTTAGACCCGGACGTAATGGCCGTTTGCGCAACCGGATGGGCATTGATTTTAGAGGTTCCGCCACCCAGGAACTCAGCGCGTTGCAGGCGGAAGTCTGGGATGGTGACATTAAAGTGGGCTCGAACGATTTCGACATAGCGTGTTCCTCCTCGTGCATCGAGTTCGAAGAGAGCCTGCATAGAGAAGGCTTCGCGAAGTTGGTTGATGGTGGCCGCAGCGGCATCGGAGAGGTCAGCTTCAAGACCGGTGGTAGTTCCGAATTTAATAGCAGCAGTGGACCCGGCCGCTCCTCCGTTTTGAAGAATATCGTCGGTTCCGGATTGCGTAATAAGACTTTGGTTGGTCTTGCCGCCGCCAGTCCAAGTTGGTGCCGTGCCTGTGGAAATAACCGGGGCCGAAGTTCCGAGGGGTAGGGAGACGGCGTCGCCTTTTTGAGGCCATGGTAGGGCGCTGGTGAAGTAATCATGACGTTTGCCACGTTTAAGTAGGGCGAAGTCTCCAGGACCGTCTGGGCCATCGTCAGTAGGTAGTGGAACCGAGTCTTGAAGGTTTTGATCGCGGAACCAGTCGTTCCAGATTTTAATATATGCGCGTAGCGGCAGGGTGTTGGGAACTGTATAGCCGGAAGCAATGTCAGTAGGGAGTCCCATTTTGTCAAAGATAGATCCGACTTCAGGACCGCCGGCGGTCATAGTCATGGAGGGAAGAATATAATCGGTAGAGTCTCCGGGATCGGTTTGTTGTCCGTTCATTTTTTCCCAGTTGTCCCAAACCAGACGGTTGGGAACGAAGAAAAAGAAGTAGTCGACGAACATGTTATCCATGATGGGGACTTTTTGAGTGGCGAGGCGGGCGAACGTATTGACGTCGACGCGAGCAGTATCGCCAGGGAGCATTTCGTCCACGAAGATAGGGACGAGATAGTCGAAATCGAAAGTGTCTTTAATAGTAAAAGACCTATCGAATTGAGATCTTTGGATTTTTACATCCGGGATCTGAGCAAAGCTGTGCTGTGATTTTCTAGAACCTAGCATAAGTACCTCTTGGTTACAGCTTCAGTGAATTCTGAAGCAAATTGAATTTAGATTTAAGGATTAGATGTCGAGCTTCTGCTCTGGTACGAGTAGGGCCTCGATAAACTCCATTTGTATTTCTTTGGGAGTTGATCGTTTCCTGATGATTGTTTTCTTTGGTTGCTTTAGAGATGGCGATTTCAGATTTTTTGACTTTTGTTTTACAGACATAGTCTAGGTATTCCTCGGGAAGGTTTTCTTTAAACCATTTTTCATAGTACCGAGGGATTGAGCAAGTATTTCCGTCGTCGAGGACAATATGTCCATAGTTGAAGACGTCTCTCCAATACTTTTCTAAGAACTTTTTACCTATGGCATGTTTAGAAGACTTTTTAGAGATTGGATGAAATTCGTGGGTTTCGTCTCGACCGTGCACGAGTTTTTTTGCTGCGTATCGAGCGCAGTATCCTGCCGATTCGAATGTGACGGATCCCATTTCCGCCCGACCATGCCCCCAGGTCTTGGTGAGTGTTTCACTCGTGTAACATTTGTCGCCGCGGAGGTTGCTGTGTGAGTACACGCGGTCGTAAGGTTCCCAATTAAAAATAATAGCATGCCAGTGAGGGCGTTTAGTTTTTTCACCATATTCTCCGGTTACGAAGACTCCTATAGGGTCATTCTGTAGTTTACGGAGTTTTTTCATAAATTTCTGGAAGTCCGAATATACCAGTTTGGGATTTTTAAGGTTTTCATCGGAATAGGTGAGAGTTACGAAGGAGTTACGTTCGTGCATTTTGGATTCATGTACGCATCGGATTGCCCATTGGCGTGCATAATCGAGACGGCAGGCGAGGCATTGCCCGCATGGAAGTTGGAACGTGGCGAATTGTTTGCTATGGTGTCTAGGAGACCACGCAAGGGTCTTACCGTCAGCCTGGAAGCCAACGGTGCGAGGGAATGGGCAGTGCATTGCTTGTTCCCTTTTTTTTTAAAGTCTAATGCCACCGCGGAATGCGCGGGGGTTCATGTTGTTAACTTTGTTAACTCCGGTGTTTTTTCGGAAGCTCTTACGGCTTGAAGATTTAGAGAGACTCTTTCTTTTCATACATCCTCCAGGGGACCCCTCTTTCGTAAACCCCAGGAGGCTTTATGAGCGAAAGAGAAGAGATTTTAGTACAGTTACTGATTGAGGTCGAGGGAGCTATTTCTGTGAGCCATCCGTTGTTGGCTGCCTACATTCGTGAGCAGCTTTCAGTTTTCGGTTATTGGCTGTCAGAGTAGCTCTTGACACAGTGTAGTGTGTCAGTGGGCCTAGTTACAACAAGGAAGTGTACTAGGCCCTGGTGCGTTAGGCAGGTAATACTGCCGTTCCTTTTAGCATGTGCTGTGGTGTGTCGAGGGGATGGAATACCCCTGTGTGATCGTCGTAGGTACCGACGTGGTAGAGGTCATAATCTTCCGGGAATTGACCTGGTGTTGTTTTATTGTCACGGACGACTGCTGAGAAGTCTCGTTCAGCTTCGCCGTGTGCCCGTTTAAAGAACGGGGTGTTGAATGTTTCGGATTTAGAATCACGAATAGAGAATGCTTTTAGGATCATATGATCCTCCTTTGTTGGTTGTGTGCATCGCTGCACGTTTCGGTTCCTCAAGTTGATGTTGAGGCATTTGAAGTCAAGTTTGTTGACAGTGTTTATTTACTGGGATCGAGAGGTGGACCCTGCGGTTCCACCCCTCTCGAGCTCTCCTCCCACCCGCGAGAAGCCTGTACTCCGTACGCACCGGCTTCTGGTCCCGATGGGACACGCTTTTTCGTCCAGGGACGAGAGAGAAGAGAGCAAGGGACTTTTAGGAAGGGTCGCTTTTGCCTGTTTTAGTGTTTGTCGTTTTATCGTCATTTACTTTTTCAGGCGTTGAAGGCTTTGGGATAAGTCCTAGAGAGATTGCCTCTTCTTTGTTGTTAGAGTCTTGCAGGAAGGCAAGAAGTTGAGAGGGGTCGTTTTCGAAACGAGCCCTGAGATTGGAGGGTAGAGAGTTGAATGCAGAATTTGCATTGAGTACTTTTTGTAGAGATTCGGCATAATCCGAGATCTGAGATACATCGGCATAGACGCCTTGTTTGGACGTGACATGGAGCCACTGTCCGGTTTTTTGGTACTTTTTTATGATGTTGTTAATTTCGCACTGAGAGGCGAATTGTTGTTGGGTTTTAGTTGGAAGATTATTGATCGTTTGAATACGGACACGTTCGTTACCGTTGCGATCGATTGTAGTTGTTCTGTGTTTCATTGATTTTCTCCTTTTAGGGTAAAATGTTCATACGAGAATCCTCAGGCATGTATTTACTGCCCTTCGGTTTCTTGAGTTTAATGTTGTAGTGATCGAGCCAAGGTTTTGAATTCTCCTTAGGGCTCGGAGCTTTTAGATAGTTTAGGATATTGTTTCCTCCCTTTTTAATGGCATCAAAAAGCATATTTTTCATTTCAGCTTCAGGGATACTTTTCGTAGCTACCTTAGCTTCAATGTCTGTTTTGCGTTTTTGAGCTTGGGAGAGAAGACTTTGGTCTCCTAAGAGTTTGGTTTGAGCAGCAGTCTGTTTGGCATCGAGAATGGCTCTCTTAACGCCAACAAGATGAGCAAGAGCGTTTTCGTCTTTAGAAGTTCCTAAAGAGGCGGAAGATCCGCTAGCTGATGCTCCTCCGGCTGATTGACCGGAAGGGGAGGCTGCTCCCGATCCCATAGCTGAGAGGATCGGATTGAGGCCAGCCGCTTTAAGGTCAGCGACTTGGCGTTGATGGGCTGTCGAGGCCATGCGTTCAGCGAACTCATTAGCTCTAGAGTTTTGGGCTGATTGGAAGGACATTTGTTTATCTGCAGAAGCCTGTTGAAACTCACGGTTTCTTTGGGCGTCCTGCAAGGATAGTGCATTTGTCGAGTCCTGCATTTCTCGGTTGGCTTGGTTGGTTTCGCGCTGTCCTTGATATCCCAGAACGGGGCCAAGGACGTTGCCTACAATACTGCCGAACATTAGAACCGTCCGATCGTAGCCGGTACTGAGTAGACTGGCATTGGTCGGGCATGTTTGTAGGAGAAGTATGCATCGAATAGCAGATGAGGTTCAGTGGAAACGGCAATGGCCCTGTCGATAGGGGTGTTTTGAACGATGAAGGCGGCGTTGAGAGCAGGGAGAGATCCGAATTCTTCGGCGAGATGCCATTGGTCGAGTGAAGTTGCATAAGTGGAACGAAACTCACCATGAATCTCCGAAGGCTTGTAGCGATACTCCGCGTACCTCTCCTGGTACCCGAATACATCAGCGTCGGCGGACGTTCCTTGGACATAGATTTCTTTGTTGAGGATGGCTTGTTCTCCGAGTTCGGCGAGTTTGGGCCAGTAGAAGTCATAACGTGTGCTCCTTAGCCACATTTTGTTAATGCCTTGTTGATAGGTCAGGTCAGCTCGTGCGCAGGCGAGTCCGATGACATAGCCGTGTTCGACGAAGCTCTTAGAAAAGCCGACAGCACCGCCAGAGGTGCTAGATGTTGCGAATGAAGCAAGCTGCCCGAGAGCGTTAGACCCGGAC